TTTTGCGATGTAATCTTCTGGTGCCTTCTCAGCTTCGGCAGCTTCGACCATTGCGTGTAGATGTCTATGCTTGCCGTGTAGCCACTTGATTCTATCCTCTAGTTGCATTCGGTATCCTTTACGTTGCTATTCTGCTAAAGTTCTTTACTTTTTCAAATTTGATCACACTATGGAACTTGTCAAACAACTGGTCACCTTTATGACTGATGATAAAGATGTTAGAGTCAGCCGTTAACTCTTCAATGATCTTAAGGAACTCTTCTGTGCCTGTTGCGTCAAGCGAAGAGTCCATGATCTCGTCCATGATCAAAAGATTGGTAGACACCGAGTTACGTAGCTTGGATACGGCACGCCAAGTGAACAATAGTGCCAAGTCGATACGCAACTTTTCGCCCTCTGAGAACGAAGAATATGAAAACTCATCACGGAACCTAGACTTGATGGTCTCGTTAAAGTTTTCGTCTAACTCAAACTGCACAAAGAAGTCCATAGCAGATAGATACTTGCCAATCAACTTGTTCATCACTGGGACATACTGCTTGATGATACGAGTCTTGATGCCACCATCTTTGAGCATAGAGCCAACGATAGTCAAAGTTTCCTTATCATCAAAGAGTTGACCTTGCTTTGTGTGATAGGTCGTTAAGTCAGTCTCTAGCTCAACGATCTCATTGTTATCAATAGCAACAACTTCTTTCTCAGCACCAGTAAGTTCTTCTTTAATGATCTTGCAAGAGTTCATAGACATTTTGTGATTGGCACGATGTTCGCTTGCTGATAGATGTCGCTCATTCATAACGTTTTGAACATCATCAATCTCTTTAAGACGATCTTCTAGCTTTACACCTCGATGTCCAAGTTTTGTCCTTGCATCTTCGATTTCTCTGGTTTTTGCAGAATGGCTGCTAACGGTCGCTTCTTTGAAGTCATGTTCGATACCTTGCTTACAGGTTGGACAGTTGTCGTGCTGTTCGTAGAAGGCCACTTCCTTAGTAAGTAAGCGGTATTTGTTGGATAAATCACGGTCGATCTCCTGTAATTCTTGAAGTGACTTTTGTACTTCTGGTTTATCGGTAATGCTGTTTGCTAGACCAGAGATTTCTTCCATCAAAGACTCGACGGCTTCTTGCTCTGCTTCTATAAACTTGATTTGCTCACGCAATTTCTCTTTAAGGCGATCTACCTCAACCTCTTTCATCTTACGAATAGACTCGTTATGCTTCTTAGAAGAATCGATTCTATTCTTAAGTAAATCAATCTGATACTTGATGTCTGTGATTTCTGTCTTGTTGTTAGCGATTCTATCTTTCAACAATGTATTCATCACAGTAAAGATTTGGATATCAAGTAAGTCTTCAATGACCTCTCTGCGTTCTCCAGCCTTCAACTGCATAAATGGCACGAACGTGCTAGAACCAAGCACAACTACCTGACCAAAGGACTTGTAGTTAAGCTTCAGGATGCTCTCTTCTAAGTAAGCTTGATAGTCACGTGCTGCCGCATCTTGATTCAGAAGATTATCATTCTTCCAGATTTCAAAGATGTTTGGCTTGATGCCACGCTTGATGACATACTTAGCTCCACTGATACTAAAGTGTGCCTCTACTTCTAGTCCCTTACCATTGATAGAGTTTAGAAGTTGGTTCTTGTTAATCTTACGAAAAGGTTTACCATAAAGGGCAAACGTCAACGCATCAAGCATCGTAGACTTGCCAGCACCGTTGTCGCCAACGATCAACGTAGACTTACTTCTGTTTAGATCAATGTCTGTCCATGCATTACCAGTAGACAGTATATTTTTATATCGAATTTTTTCAAACAAGATCATAGATTAATAGCCTCTTTGTATAGATCATCTAAAACTCGTTCAACTTTATCCTTATCGCCATTGAACTCTAAGTTTTGGACATACTGTTTCAAGATAGTCAATGTATCTTGAGCTTCATCAACCAACTCGCTTTCATCAATAACATCTAGGTTCATGTGATCCTCTACGACTTTGATGTCGCATGGAGCCGCTGCCTGTAACCTATCTAAGAATAGGTCAAAGATGTATGGATTAGACTTGTTAGTTACTATAACTTTAATGAAGGTGTTTGTCAAGTTAGAAGTGTCGAGGTGTGCAACATCCTCTATGGTCATATCAGTATCATCGTATTGAATCTTATGGAACATACGAAGTGGGTTCTCGACATGGGTCATTGTACGAGACTCTGTATCAAAGACACTAAAGCCACGCTTCTGATCATAATCTGTCCAAGTCATTTCGTACTGAGCACCAAGATACGTGATGTTGCCATGCGAAGACGGATGATGGAAGTGACCCGAATAGACAGCATCAAACTTCTTGAACATGTTACGATCAAAGCCGTGGTCACATAGCTGTCCACGCATCATCTCGTAGCCCGCAATCTCAAAGTGTCCCATGAGAATTTGAGCTTTGGTGTCAGTAAAAGCCTTCATAGAAGAATCATAGTTGTCTTGACAAATCCAAGGTGATAGAAGAATCTTACACCCGTCCATGTCTACCTCAACTGGTTCATTCCAGTATAGATGTAAGTTATCATGTGACGATGTGCCATATAGCTGACGCAGGCTATTCACTTCATTAGTGTTCTTATAGAACGTGTCGTGATTTCCAGCAATGATATGAAGCTGGATGCCATCATCTTTACACACTTTCATGAAGTTATCTTCTAGGTTCTTTGCAGTAACAAAGTTGATATACTTACGGCGGTCTGTCAAGTCTCCTAGGTGAAAGAGCGTCTTGATGTTATTTTCCCTCAGATAAGGGAAGAAAATCTCTCGGTAAAACTTAATGAAGTATTCAGCAAAAGCGGCGTTATCGTTACGTGCGCCCCAATGTGTATCATTTAAGATAGCAATTTTCATGCATTAGTCCTCAGTGTTTTCGGTGTCAATCGTTTCTTCTTCTTCTTCTTCCTCGTCATCATCAATGAACTTTTCTAGACCCTTCTTGGCTTTTACTTGTTGCTTCTTCTTATCGTCCATCTTCTTCTCATAGCCCTTAACGAAGTCGCTCATGTAATCGTTGTTAAGGTCAATGTAGGCTGGTGCACCGTCGGTGTCTTCTCCACCATCTACAGCAGTGCCATTCATGACTGAGTTCACAGTTACCTTATGCTTAATATACAACTGTTTCTTCTCTTTGTCAATACGTCTTAGAAAGGCATACCAAATAATTTGGGTAAAGTAAGCAAATGGGTTACTAGACTTCTCTGGGTCAAAGTTACCCAGTGCCTGGATAGCGTTCTCCAGACCGTCACTGATCATCTCATCTTTGTATGAGTAGCCCGAGAAGTTTGGCTTTGAAGCAAGCCTCGTTGATATCTGATAGATACACTGCCCAATGTAGTTAGGAACCTGAGGCGTGGGATCACCAGAATCCTCTGCTTCATTGCACAATTTCTTATAGGCAACGATTGCTTCTAGGAATTCTGGGTTGTTTACGTAGTTTCTTTTTGCCATGCTTCACCTCACTATTTGATTAAGTATATAACAAACCAAGTCTCTTGTCAAGACATATTTTAAATTCATTTTATGTAAAAAAGACTTGACATCCTCTAGGAATCGTGTATAATAGAGTTATCGCTCTTATAATACTACTAATGTTTCATTGATGTCTTTGACTCTAGGTACGCAAGCATCTGCTCTTCTATAGCGCTTACGTCTTCTGGATCATCACTCTCGTACTCTCTGTTGCTATCTTCGATTCTAGCAATGAACGTCTCGTAGTACGATTTAGCTCTTTCGTTTGCTTCTCCGATGAACAGTACGTCTGACTTGCTCAGAACGATAGAATTCTCTTCTGCGAGAAGTAGCCAGCTTTTTGCGAATAACCCATGAGCTGGATGTATTCTAACTTGAATGGGATTCTCGATACAGTACGATTCTGGATCGACAGAGATGTTATTCCCAAGTATCTCTTCGCCATTATAGAGTTTTAAGTATACGAGGCTCAATTGTTATCCTTTTATATTGACGTTATAAATCTTGAACTCAAACCCCTCATCATTATATATAGCAACTCTTTCCATGAAGTGTTTGACAGCAAAGTTCTTATTTGCTTTCCACTGTAGATCATCTACTATATCATAAAGCGTAGCTTTGTTTCCGCTAACACTCTTACGTAGTACCCTTCCTATTGATTGTAAGTTTCTGATCTTCGACTTAGACGGGCTTGCAAAGATGATATTATCCAAACGCTTAATATTAACACCGGTGCTAAAAGTGCCGTAACTAGCAAGAATAATATTATCATCGTTCGACTCAGCAATGTGTCTAACTCCCTCACGAGTCTCTGCACTGACCGCACCGTGAATGAAGTGAACTGTCTTGCCTTCTTTCTCAAGCATAGGATGCAGAACTTTGCCATGCTTCTCAACGAACTGAAACAATATGAGAGTGTTTCCTTGAAGTGAGTGAGCCAAGTTCTTAATGTACTTATTGCGTGATTCGTTAGTGACAATCCAATCAATCTCTTCTTGATACGTCTTACCTTTATTTATCTTCCTAATTTCATCTGGATATTGTAGCACGATTGCCGTGATTCCAAATTCTGCGAGTGTTCCGTCAGCAATCAGTTTCTTTGATTTCGTGACTTCGTAGACCGATCCAAAGATTCCTTCTAGCACTAGCTTGTGCGTCTGTGAGCCGTCAAGTGTTCCAGTAAAGCCATATCTGTACTTACAGTCAGGCATCTTTTCGAGTACAGACACAAGAGACTTAGCTTTAAACAAGTGTGCCTCATCTCCGACAACTACATCAAACTTCTCGAACCAGTCTTTTCTAAGTTTGTAGATAGACTGCCAAGTGCTGATAGTGATGTCTGCGTCTACGTTCTTATCTATTCCGCCTCTGATCTTATGTATATCTAGCTGATTACCGTTGTTGTATTCAACGAAGTCAGTTGCCATTTGATCGACCAGAGATGTCGTAGGCACAATGATAAGAGTCTTTCTGCCTTGACTCAGGTGAAAACGTGTCAGTAAATAGATAATGAAAGACTTGCCAGATGCTGTAGGAGACAACATCAACGCTCTGTTTCGCTTTAGTGCATATACAACAGCATCGTTCTGATAGTCTCGAGGTGTAAATGTAGATTCAAACTCTTTAGCTAACTGAAACCCAGCGTCTTCGTTTACCTCGTTTGATTCGAATGCGCCAGGAGT